ACAGACTCAAGAAGATTCGTGATGCTAGAGACTTTGATTACGGGTTTGGCGTTCGTGCTGCACACAATCTGGATGTATCTTTCTCTTCAAGAAAAACCAGTTATGATCTTGCTGTTTTTCTATACACTGTCCTTTTTCTTCTGAAAATGGCCATAGCCCATTTCATTCCGCCCTTTGGGGCAGTCTATTGGATTGAAAACTCGTGGCGCATGTGGCGAAATCATGAACAATTGTTTCCAAATTGGCCTCTAGAACAGGTTGTTATTGAGCTTTTGGTAAATATTTTACCCCTCCTCGTTCTCTCAATTATTTGGATTCTGATTGGATTTGTTTTCACTGCATTCGTTGGAAAATTACTTGGCGCTGGTTCACCCCAGAGCCCGGTTGATCTCCCCTGGCATGGTCTTTTTGCGTCTTTAACTCAGAAGAAATTTAAGTTTTCCCGGATCATACTTTCTCCAGATGATGATCTACGTGCTGATACTATTGCTCTCCAAGAACTCAAGCACTCGGGTTGCATCGCTGAAGTCACTTTTCAACAAAGGGACAGATGGATGCTTCTCTTTTGGAAAACTACACACTCTACGACTCTCACAGTGTCGATAGAGCTCCTTTCCCAGATAGTCGTGGCTCGAAATTTGTCTCTCAATTCAACTGATGAGATTGTCTGGGAACGTATCAACCACATGGCCAATTCCTTTAGCACTGTCAATCTTAATCGATATGAAGGTGTAGTTGGGAACCATGTTGTCCAAGATACAGTTCTAGTCGCTTTTGCGCACTGGAAACAACTCCAGGAAAGACGGGCTGTTGTGCTCCCGGATTTTCTGAGGCTCCAGCGGTGGCCGGACCTAATAGCCCACTCAGTACTGACGAGTTAGTGGCGTATGGGTATCGGTATGGGGAAGTTCAGCTGCCAAAGTTGGCGCCGATCAAAGAAGGTTCCAAGATTAGTGAACCACGCGTTGTTGACTTAAATCGTCGACCTGTGGTCAATCGAAGCTTAGGATGTCATTTGAAAGGCTATGCTTGTCCTCATCCCGATCCTCATGATCCACTGACCACCGCCGCTGGAGTTCGGAAGCGGTTTGCATTCGCTCCTCCCAAACCTAAGCGTGAATTGATCCGCAAGCTTAGAAAATTTGTTCGATCATGGCTTCGAAAGAATTTGAAGCCTCTTCCACCAGAGTCTGATACTTCAATAGAACACTGGTTGGAAAACACCAACTATCCGGCCTGGAGGAAGGCTGAATTGTTGGAAACTTGGAAGAATATCACCAACATAAGAGACCCAACAAAGAAATATCTTAAGGTGAAATCTTTCATGAAAGATGAAGTGTATCCTGAATACAAGCATGCTCGAGCGATCAACTCAAGACATGATGCGTTTAAATGTTATGTTGGACCTATATTTAAACTCATTGAGCATGAAGTCTATAAGAACCAGCACTTCATTAAGCACATTCCTGTTGCCGACAGGCCGAAGTATATTATGGAGAAATTATTTAGGCCCAATGCCACATATGTCGCAACAGATTATACAGCGTTTGAATCTCTTTTCACAGCCGAATTAATGGAAGCGTGTGAATTTGAGCTGTATGATTACATGACCACTCATCTTCCCCAACATGATGATTTTATGGGGTTATGTAGAGATGTTCTTATGGGCCGCAATGTGTGTGAATTTAAACATTTTGTCGTGGAAGTTCCTGCGACAAGAATGTCTGGTGAAATGTGTACGTCATTGGGCAATGGATTTTCTAATCTAATGTTCATGTTGTTTATGTGTGACTTGGTGGGTTGCACGGACGTGGAAGGAGTAGTTGAAGGAGACGACGGACTTTTCGTCATGAATGGCACTCCCCCCTCAGTACAAGACTTCGAGGAGCTCGGTCTTGTTATTAAGCTTGAGGTACACCGTGATTTGAACACAGCCAGCTTTTGTGGTATTATCTTCGACACTGAAGACAAGGTTAATATCACTGATCCTCGTGATGTGCTAGCCACTTTTGGTTGGTGCAGCGCTAGGTACACACTTGCGAGAACTCAAATCCGTAAAGCCTTATTACGGTGCAAGTCGCTCTCATATGCTTATCAGTATCCGGGATGTCCGATCATCCAGAGCTTAGCTCAATATGGACTTCGAATGACACGTTCAATCGATATTCGAAGAATCCTTGAAAAAGACAGAACTATGAGCATGTGGGAACGAGAACAGCTGTTAGA